AGTGGTTGCTAAGCAGATCAACTGGCACAAATGTCCGTAACCTAGATGGGGCTGTTGCGTCAGTGGGAATGGTTCGCCGCGTTCTGTCGAGAGAGGAATTGCAGAGTATTAAAGATCACCCTCGCATGGTTAAGGATCAGATAGCTTATTGGGTAATGGGACATGAGGGTGATATTAGTCGAGTAAAGGATTTCTCACCTTACAGGCATGATGGAGCACTCAGCGGAACAGATACTCTGACGCGAGTTAGCTCTGTTCCTATCGCACATGAAATACCTGCCAAAGTAACTCGTTTCGCACTAGCCGACGTACCAACAGATGTGCGCTTCGCTTACGTGCCGGAAGAGTATCAAGGGGTGCATGGGTACACGGTTGACTTTCGTAAGATGGCAACAGGCAAGCAATGGTTAGGTGGAGCGTCAGACACTTACAAAACGCATGGCATTCTTGCGACAGGCGACAGTCATACGTTTACCATCAGACAGTCAGCGTATGGTTCTGGTGTGACCGTAGACAATGATGCCGTAGCAATACCTCAATTGTTCTTGTCGCCCTCGCATTTTGGAAGTTTCGGGTCGGCCCAGTTTTGTGAAGGCGAATGGTTCGCCTCGTCTGGAGGCTTTTCAGATATATGGATGGGTCCTGCCGTTTTTAACGGTGGTGATCTTGCAAATGCCGGTACTGGTATAAATTATTGCTATGCGGTTTTAGCCAATACCGTTGGTAGCGGCGACGGTGCAACTACTTGGAGACTTTATAGATACTCAGGTGGCTGGACGGCGCTGCAAACTGATTCAACTGCACCTGATCCGGCAAATAAGCCAGTTAGAGTGCGCTTGGAGGCAAGAGATCAGGGCGATCAGATACTGCTGAAATGGTGGTTGAACGGTGAGCTTATCGGTGAATATGCAGATTCTGTGACGAACAGGGTCACCCATGTATCTTCAACGATTCCCGGCACAGCACCGGGCATTTCCTATGGGCATAATGGAGCGGTTGAACAAGACAGGCATTGTCTCTGGTTCCGAGGTGGGATGTTACCTGAGACCAAGCACTCGACAGGGCTTGCTCTACCTTTCAACGAAGAATTGCCTGACTTGGTTAGCTTCGAGAAACCGTGGGATGGTCAGCCACGATGAAAAGTAAAATTGATTGGAAGAATCCATTAACTACAGGATTAAAGTTCTTCGGCTCTTTCCACGAAGGTTATCCGTATGATTATGTGGCGCGAGAACACGGAATTCCGGGTTCAGCGTGGCGTGGTATGGACCCTGTAGATGGTGTAATGGCTATGACCATTAACGATCTTGACGGAAGAACTAACGCTGTTGAATTTCCAAAACACGATGAAATTTATAATGGTATTAGTGAATGCACCATTATGTGTTTTACAAGAAATAGGAGTTCAACTGTTGCAGCAGGCCAGAGACCGTATGGCTATATGGGAACCGGCAATGATCCGTTCTATCTCTCTCTAGGTAATGATGGAAACTTTGCCGCCATAATTCGGACCACTGTTGCTAGTTACTCTTCAGTTGGTGCTGATTATAATGTTGTTGGAGTAGAGCCTGATCGTTGGGCTTTGTGGGGCGCTACATGGAAAAACGACACTCTTACAGGTAGATGGCAGCATCGAAAAGATACCTCCCCAACAGCTACCTCTGGGGTAATGGTTGATGCAGATGTCAACGCTGATAATGTTCCACGATTAGGTTCTGCTAATGTTGGTGGTACAAATAGTTGGGACGGCTGGGTGGCTTTCGGAGCATTTTGGGATCGCGCTCTTACTGATGGCGAATGGAATGCAATGGTGGATCATCCGTGGCAGATATTCGCTCCCCAAAGGTACTTCGTGCCGACAATTGGCGAGGTCATCATAACGGAGTCCACCCCAGAGGCCCCCTCGACTGTTATAATTACCAGCGTCAATAGCGGCACTAACACTTGGCAGGACGGGGCAACCGGCATAACAATCGCAGGCAGCGGGTTCGTGTAATGATCAATCAGGGCGACAGATGGATGATTCTCTACGAGGACGGCAGCACTTTCTGTAGTGCTGACGGCACCCCCTGGGACGCTCCAAGGACAGGCGCCCAGATCATCGCCCAGAGCAAGGATGCCAAGGACAATGACTGGTATCAGATAAACCAGTACGACCAATACTACTACGAGAAGGACAGAGGTGGCTGGTGCGAGGCTCGAGACCTGATGACCGTGACAATTCACCTGACTCGAGCAAAATATCCGTGCATTGTGTACGGTAGCATGTTGACTAACCGAGCTTGGGCCGAACTTCATAAGACCGCCAAGGCGTACATCGTGAAGCATCGGGACTGGTTCGTTGGCAGGACCGATGAGCGACCTCCGCAAAATTATCTCTAAGGCTCTAAGAGGGCCGCGTCCGTCGCCTAAACACAGGTGGATTAACACTCGCGCTGAAATGGAGTGGGATGACACTCGCCAGCGATATGTGACCGTAGATTCCGAAGGTTACTGGTATGACGGCCCGATGGCCCTCGCGATGGATACGGCCCCGGTCTGGCTGGCCGAGAACTATCGCTGGGTCAATGATGACGGTACGCTAACGGAAGATACCACGGGTGGCACGGCTGGCCAGGCCACCTATGCTGCTGCTAACAATACAGCCATCACGGTTGATGTCACTGGCACAACGCAATATCGCCTTCGCACGGACCTGGGTGAGACGGACGGTGCTTCTGGCGCAGGCAACGAGTTTACAGCCGCGCCCTATCTCCAGTATGCAATCAATGGTGGCACCTGGACAACGGTGGGTGCAGCCACAGACGTTCGCTACTTCACCTCGTCGAATGTCACCGACAATACGACTATCAGCAAGGCGCTTCACGTTCTGCCCTACAGCAGCAACGAGACTGACCAAGACGGCACGTTCACGGCCAACAACAGCCCGGCAGCGATGGGCCAGATTTGGTCGAACGACATGGCCGAGTTCGAGTATACCATCGACTTTGCCGGTACATTCAGCGATGGTGACACCGTTACTTTTCGCTACATTGGACCCGCAGGCTCGGCACTGACGTTCAGCAACGTCCCGACTGCCAACATTACGGTTCCGACGAACTCAGCCACTGGTACACCTTCGGTTGCGAAGCCGACAGTTACGGCCACCACCGAACTGATAAGGAAGGCCACGGGTACGCCTAGCGTCACCAAGCCCACGACCACCGCTACCACGGAGCTAATCAGACCGGCCAGCGGTAGCCCAAGTGTCACCAAGCCTACTTCCACGGGTGTTGCAGAGCTAAACCCATCAACGACGTGGACATCCACGGGTACGCCTAGTGTCACCAAGCCAACAGTCACGGCCACAACGGAACTGATAAGGACCGCTACTGGTTCACCGTCTGTTGCCAAGCCCACGGCGACTGGCTCCAGCTTCCTGTGGCCGAAGGTTTATCTGAACACATCAGAGACCACTGTCGGCGCCACAGAGATGACCGTCACCGCTGTTTCGGCAGACGGCACCTCAATCACGTTCACAGACCCTGCGGGAGCGCCCACCGGCAGCGTCTTCTTGGGCGTGGTCAACCAGGTCAATGGCGACGAGGCTTGGACGCCCGTCACGGTCACTGTCTCTGCTGCTGATGAGACGGCTACTGGCACGGCAGTCATCACCAAGCCGACAGCAACTGGTGTCACAGAACTCATCAGGATTGCGTCTGGTAGCCCCAGCGTCACGAAACCCACGACAACTGGATCAGCTAAGAGCGTTTACGCTGCGTCTGGTGCGCCACAAACGACGAAACCCACGACTGCTGGCGAAGCCACGCGAATTGTCACATCGACTGGCACAGCGCAAATCACGAAGCCCACCACGGCAGCTACGACTGAGCTTATTCGTAAGGCATCGGGTGCGCCCAGCGTGGTCAAGCCCACCGCTACGGGTGCGGCTACTCGTATCCTTACGTCAACGGGCGCACCGAGCGTAGGCAAGCCCACTGTTACGGCCACAACTGAGCTTATTCGTGTAGCGTCAGGTTCGCCCAGCGTCACCAAGCCGACCTCCACGGGTACAGCGTCCAAGGCTGGTGAGAAGACAGCATCTGGTTCACCCTCTGTCACCAAGCCAACGGCCACGGGTGCTGCGTTTGTCGTGCGGGAGGCCAGTGGTTCGCCCCAGGTCACCAAGCCGACTGTTACAGCGGTCACAGAGCTTATACGGCCAGCATCTGGCTCGCCAAGCGTCCTCAAGCCCACAGCAACTGGCGCAGCCACTGTTATCAAGACGGCCACGGGTTCGCCCACGGTCACGAAGCCCACAGCAACTGGCGCAGCCAAGATTGGTTACAAGGCATCTGGTTCGCCGCAGGTTCAGAAGCCCACAGCGAATGGTTCTGCACAGGCAGACGTGACAGGGCCTTCGGTCATCTTCACGGCCCGTGGTGCTTAACCACAGGCTTTTCTGTGATATAATTCTGAGATGCGACTACGTGCAACCGTACCATGCTCCATCACTCCCACTGTAGGCTATGACAGATACGGTAAGGAACAGTTGGGCAACTCTTATACGGCCAAGTGCGCTGTTGTTAAGCTGACCCAGGTTTCCGAGCCTACCTCTGTAAGAACAGATAGCTCGGCATCCAGAGGTGCAGCGAGAGAGATTGTGGCAGACGCCCGTCTTCTGTTCCCGAAGACGGTGGATGTCAACATCGACGATAAGGTGGTTGTGATGGGCCATAACCTGAAGGTAGTGTCGGTTTTCCCGCGCACCACGATAGGAGGACAGCACGACCACAACCAAGTGGACCTGATGGTATGGGCATAATAGCTAACTTCACGGTAGCGCAGGTGATGCGCGATCTTGAGACGCCTGTAAGAGTCACCTCGGACAAGATCGAGGAAGCTCTGGAAGAAGCTACTGAGGAGACGGTATATACGCTTCAGGATTTGGTGCCATATAAGACCGGCACTTTGCAGAACGCCTTTTATTGGGCGAAAAGCGGTAAGGGCTGGAAGGTCATGGTAAATCTGAACGCCAGACCACCGCGCTCAAAATCGAGGGTTTCGGATTACATCTACAAGATGGAATACGGACTCTTTAGTAATTTGGGCAAACTCTCGTTGGAGAAGGAAAGCTATTCCAACAAGAGGCGTCTGGCTTCATTGGGTGTCAAGCGTTCGCGCTTTGGCACCTATGTTGGTGATCAGTTCATGGCTAGAACAAGTGCGGCTGTCATGGACAAATGGGATCGACGCATTCGGAAGCTGTATAAGACCGAGATGCGAAAGGCGGCACGGAGACGGAGACGTAGGTGACGTATCTACTTGACATAGCTACGTACCTGGAAGAACAGGGACATGGTTACGCAGAGGGCAGGGATAAGGACATTTTTGTCTTTTCCATGCCCGAAACGCTTGTGGAAGGTATTCTGCTAAAGGATGCACCGCTTGGTACAATGATAGATCATGAGTTACCGGGCTACTTCCCAACAGAGTTTCAGGTAATCGTGAGATCGAGGGGATATGCTGAAGGCGAGGAAAAATCTGAAGCTATCTCATCGACTCTGACGATCCTGAATCAGACAATAGGTTCATTGAATGTGAATTACATTCGTCCTCGCCATGTGCCAATTGTCTTTCCGGTGTCTGAAGGTGATTACCTGGAATGGTTGATCATGTTTGACACGAATTTTTGTATGACTAGCTAGTTAGGAGATTTTTCATGGCTTCATCCACAAATAATGTGAAGCTCGGCGTCTGCACCGTTACTTTCGGCGGCACGGACCTGGGTTACACGAAGGGTGGTGTGGAAGTTGAGGTGGCGACAGAAACCTATAAGGTTATGATCGACCAGTTCGGCAACACCCCCGTCAAGGAGTACATTACCGCACGTACTTGCATGGTGCGAGTGCCCCTTGCGGAAACGACCCTTGATAATCTCGTAGAGATCATGCCTGGCGCGACCAAGACGGGTACAGAACCTGCTGCGGCTCGCGTCGATGTCACGACCAACGTAAGTGCTGACCTCAAGGCAATCGCCCAGAAGTTGGTGCTGCATCCTGTGTCTGCCGGTGCTGATCTCAACGAAGATTTTGTCATCCCTCTTGCCGCTACGGGCGGCGCTCTCCAGTACGCTTATAAGCTGGACGAGGAGAGGATTTTCAATGTTGAATTCCAAGCCTACCCGGATGACACAGCAGGTGGTCTGCTCTTCCGCATTGGTGACGAATCCGCCGTATAAGGAGTAGCTCATGGCATCATCGACTAACAACGTCAAACTAGGTGTTTGCACCATCGAGTATGGCGGCGTCGATCTTGGCTACACCAAAGGCGGTGTCGAAGTCGAAGTGGCAACCGAGACCTATAAGGTCATGATTGATCAGTTCGGCAATACGCCAGTCAAGGAGTACATCACGGCACGAACCTGTGTTGTGAGGGCACCTCTGGCAGAGACGACCCTGGAAGTGTTGAACCAGATCATGCCGGGCGCGAGTCTCGTAGACAACGCCACCAAGCAGGTGACGACTGTCGTAGAAGCAAGCCCTGCTGCTACGACTGAGTACATCCTGACGGTCAACGGTACGAACTACTCGTACACGACCGATGGAACGCCTACCCAGGCTGAGTTTGCTGACGGCTTTGTCGCAGTAATCAATGCTGACGGTGCGCGGGCTATGGATGCGGCCAACGTCGCTAATGACCTGGTACTGACTGCTCGCGTGTCGGGCGTTTCGTATTCGGTTGCTGAAGCTGCCGCAAGCACGGGCACGTTCGACTCGATCACCGAGACGACTGCCGCTGCTACGGGTGCCAAGCGTGTGGATGTCACCACGAACGTCAGTGCTGACCTGAAAGCGATTGCAAGCACTCTGAAGCTGCATCCGGTTTCGGCTGGCACCGATCTGAACGAGGACTTCATTATCCCGCTGGCAGCAACTGGCGGTGCCTTGCAGTACTCGTACAAGCTCGATGAGGAGCGTATCTACAGTGTAGAGTTCAATGCCTATCCTGACGATACGCAGAATGGTCTGCTGTTCAAGGTTGGAGATGAATCAGCCGCGTAAGTAGACTAAATGGTTTGGTGGCCCCGCATAGGGGCCACCGCTTTTAACTAGAGGGAAATACAATGTCTGAAAAACAAGTCAAGTTTCTGGACCTGGACGCACTCGCGCCCAAGGAAATCATCCGTATCAAGCTCAATGGCAAAGACCATGAGATGAAGCAGATGACGGTCGAGGATTTCGTCTGGGCGACGAAAGAGGCCGAGATCAGGGATGGGGATGAAACAGACCCGTCTAAGATGATCAACATGATGATCGAGGTTCTCGGTCGCCAGTTCCCCACTATCGAAGATCAGGAGTTCCGCAGCATGGGTTTCGACAAGCTGGCGGCGCTACTGGACTTCACTCGTAAAATAGCTTCAGAAGGCTCGGAGGAAGTTGTTGCAGAGGCAGCAGCCGAGGGAAAAGTAGTGATGACGGAGGAGACGCCCCAGCAGTAATTGATTTTGGCTTCTTGTTTTGTCGAGCCTGCCACTTTTACAGTTACACGCCCGATGAAATTTTGCAGATGCCGGTGGAAAGGTTCTGGTTGCTGGAAAAGAATATTTCCAGAATCCAGGCAGCACAGAATCTCGAACGGTTGAATATCCAAGCCGCCTCGCAAAGCAAGGATGGCTACGAAGCAACCCACATGAGGTTCACGCAAGAGATCGGTGTTGTAGCGCAATCGCAGCCGAAGTTGGATCGAAAGGGGCTTGGTAAACTGAAGAATCTTCAGCAAGGACCGATGAAGTAATGGCAGACACTGTATCAAGGCTCGTAGTCGAAATCGACTTTGACGATAAAGACTTCCGCATGGGTGTGAGAGGTTCCACAAGGGACCTCGCAAAGCTCAAGAAGATGATCGGTGTCACGAACACCGGCATGAAACAGCAGGAGCGGCAAGTCAAGTCACTTACCGCTTCTTTTCGTCATGCGGTGGTCACTCTCGGTCTGCTGCGAGAAGCTATGCGAACTGTGTGGGCCGTTACAGGTCGTGCCCTCACAGAAGTAGTCAAGGTTAGTGCTGAGTTCGAGCGCCTGAATGTTCTCTTGCAGGGCATGGCAGATGGCGCGACCCAGATGGAACGTGCGGCTGACGCAGCCAAACAGTTCAATCAGGTCATGAACGAAGCCAAGAAC